GTCAATTCTTTCTGTTAGATAGTCAATGTTTTTTTCAAACTCTTCTAACTTTTGTCCGACTAATTCTATATCTGATGTTTCTGCAAATCCTTGAACCACTTCTTCTAATGAATCTATTCTACCTGTAAAAGTATACCAACCTGCTATAAGCGATGATAATACCGTTACGATAGCTACTATGTTTTGTATTGATAATCCAAACTTTGCGTTTTGTAGATTATCTACTAATTGTTCTGCGTCTACTTGTTTTTTTGCCATTTTTATATCCTTATTTAAATTTGTTGTCTATCCAACATTTTCCGTAATACATTAAACCTAACCAAATGGTAATTATAATACCATCAAAATAACTTAGGTTATTTAATTCTGCTAAACCTTCCATTAGAAGTTAAATCCAAATGAAATCATTAAAGTTTCGTTGTGGAAACTATCTGTATTGTAGTAATATGCTAATGATAAATCTACCATACCTGCATTAATACCACCACCTAATGTAAAGTAATCAACATCAAATTCTGATTCAGTATAGTATCCTGCTTTTAAACTTGCGATACCAAGTGAATATTCTCCACCAAGACCGATTGAATTATAATCCTCAAATACCTTAACATCAGATGCTAATGTAAAGTTTCCGAATTTTTGTCCAACACCAACACCTATTGACATAGGTAAATTAAGTGTTTGTTCTAATATTTCTGTATCACCACCGACATCTTTTAATACGATACCGACTGATGTATCACCGAACTCTTTGTAAGCACCGATATCAAATCCATAATTCATACCGATATCAATATCGTCTACGAAATTATGATGATAGAAATTTAATCTTGCTCCGACTAACCAATCGTTGAATCCAAATCCATATCCACCACTCATTCTAAATGATGCGGATTCAAAGTCACCCAATACGATACCACCAGCATCTGCTTCAACTTGTGTTCCGTAATCAAAGTAAAATATTTCACCTGACCAACCCATATCTGAAGTATGTAACATACTTTGATATCCCATATCATCTGTTAGGTTTGGTAACCACTTTATATGTGATATTTCGTAATGTGATTCTTTTAGTCCTGCAAACGCTGGATTGTGAAATACATTTCTTACATCTGCGTGTGCTATACCGACATTACCCATACCGGCACTATTTACACTTGGATTAAGTGTAAAAATACTATTTGCTTGTGCAAATAATGTTCCTGTTAAAATTAATAAACTTAATAGTTTTTTCATAATTACTCCTTATTTAATTATTGTAAATTTCTTAGACTTTATTCTGTTTTCAGTTTCCAATACGAATATGTAAATACCTGAATCAAGTTCTTCATATGCGTTGTAATCACCTGTTGCGTCTGGTAAGTCTGAAAAAGTAAATGTTTGTAGTCCTTGTCCAACTTCTTGATTTAACAATTCACTAACTTTTTGTCCGTTAGCGTTGTAAATACTAATCACTGCATTTCCTGATTCAACCATAAAGAATTGGAAGTTAATTGAACTATGTTCATCATCTTTATATGGATTTGGATAAACATATGTCATTTCATCGTCACCTGGTTCTCCACCACCGAACGCCCAATATTCATTCCATATTCTAATATTACCACTTGAACGAGTCATAATCAAGTCATCACCATTTGGATTACCTGCATTTGCTTTTCCTACGAATTGTAAATCTACATATATGAATTGTTCAGCACTTTCTAATTGTAAAGATTCAAAAAGTAATTCCAATCCAACCATTTCTTCTGTAATGTAGTAATCTTGTGGTGCGTTGTTTGGTGAATTATCTAAACCACCAAATGAAATAGTTTTGTATCCTTCTTCGTCTACTTCACTTTCATTTAAATAAGTCATCCAAGGACCTGGTAAAAGACCTGTTTGAGCGTCTAAGAATTTAAGGTGGTTAGTATCAAATCTAACTTCAAATTCAAACCCTGCTACCTTTGTGATTTCACCTGTTACTAAATCAGTATATGGTTCGATTGTTAATGGAACCGAAACTTGACTACCCATTCTAGCTTTAACACCTCCATCTTTTGGTAGTGATAATTTAACATCATATGGTCTGTTCATTGTTCTGGTGCTTCCGTCATACTCATCATTAGTATTTGTATATGTCCAAGCTGTTGGTGCGTCATCACAACTTGCATTTACACAATTCTGATTCCAAGAACTATCTCCTGAACTTCCGTTTTGAACCGTATGTGTTGCCCAACGATAGTATGTTGATACTGATGTAGCTTGTGTATCGTAAACTGATGAGTTTACATCTGCATTACTATCATCATTACCTGGACCTGAACCTGTATCATTTCCGTCTTCATCTAATGTTGAACCATCTTGGTCGTCAGGTGAAGTTGTTGATGTTCCTTTAACTTTTGTTCCTGTTAAATTCATATCACCAGTAAAGTAAACTGCTACCTCACGAGCTGTGTAGTCTGGATTTACATCTCCGTCTGTTGTTATATCTGGGTCATCAAATGTTGATGTTCCTGCTCCGATTACTACTTGTAAAGTATCATTACCTGTCTGAACTTGGTCCATTAAAGGATTTATAAAAATAACTCCACCACCATCTGTTGTTAGTGTTGCAGTTTCTTGTGCTAAGTCGTCATCCCAAAACGCTGTAAACTCTCTTCTTTGTGGTGATGAACCACCTCTAAGTGCTTGATAATAATTAAGAGTTTCTGCATTTCCACCTGCTTTTAAATTATCAATACTTGACCATTGTTGATATGAGTCTCCGTTTGTATGGGTGTATGATGTTTCAAATACTCCACTTACATATGACCATAGGAAATATGTATCGTTTAATTGGAACATATCATCTCCATCCACATCACCAATCAAATAAGCACTTGGTGAATCTACATTGATATCACCATCTTCTACGTGTTTGTTTGCTTGAAAATTAAATGATGCGATTGCGTCATTAATATTTGTTACGGCATATCTGTCGAGTTCTTTTTGTTTATTATCACCAGTGTATCCACCAATAACATCTGCTGCGTCTGGTGGCCAGATAGAAACACGATAAGTATTGTTTCGTGGTAATTGAATATTGTAATATCCATTTTTATCTGTATAGGTGTAATCCCAATAAGATACTCCTAAGAAACCATCACCAGGTAGTGCTTGGTCCGCAGTTGTTCCACTTGTTGTATCTGTTATTTTGTGATAATAATATGTTCCGTTTGAATCACCGATAACATCATCAGATAAATCTTCATCTGCTGTGTTTGTATCGTCTGCAACATCTTCAATGTCATACCAATTACTAAATGGTGTAATGTCATTTGGGTCAGCATCACTATCAGATACATTTGGATTAGCTTCATCTAATTCAAATACAACTTTCCAAAATGGATAAGTATTTTGAGCAAATGTATCATCCTCTACTCCGTCACCATCTGTGTCAGTTTTTTCTCCAATGTATCTACCGAAACCTTCAACATCAACAAGTTTTGGGTGTAGAGTAATATCTCCTCTTGCTCCACCATTACCTGTATTGTCTACTGCTGTATCAAAGTTTCCGTCAATGTAAACTTTATAATCTAATAAATAATCATCAGATACATAAGTATAATATCCTGTGTTTCCACTATAATATGTTGGTATTCTAAATGAGTGTGGTTCATAATTATCTGCTACATCATTTATTCTAAATTTTAATTTAAGTAATTGTGCCTGATTTCCATCACCATTACCAAATGTTTTATCTGGTCCTGCTGTTCCGTCATCGTCGTGTCCGTGAGACAACATAGTGATTCTTAACCAATCGTAACTTGAATCAACTGCTGATTGTTCATTACCACTACTTTGAATACTATCCGTATATCCTACATTAGAAAAGTAAACAATTTCAAGTGAATAATCCGCATCATCTGATTGGTCTCCCTCGTCCCAACCTGATATATGACTACCTTTAATTACTCGTGAGTTTCCTTGACTCCAAGCATTAGCTGATGTCTCTTGGTTAGTTCCGTCGTTTTCTATCCAAGTAATTAAATCATTGTCAAATGCAATATCAAATCTAAATGCAGTAATATCTTCACCTACATCATCAAGAGTGACTTCTATTTCTAAAATATCATCTCTCCAAGAATCAAAATTATTATTTTTTAATGCTGGTGTTGATGTATCATCTGCTAAGAAAGTCTGTAATTGTATAGTTTCTTGTGCTTTCCACCAATACTCTGGTGTTTTCCATTCACCAATTTGTTTAACTCTTATGATTGGGGATTGTGCAAAGACCATTCCAAACATAACTGCTGTCATAACTATATTTTTAATAAAACGAAACATTGTTTTCTCCGTTGGTTTAATTCAATAATAAATATAAAGTTGTTAAAAATTACGAATCGAATCTAACGATAAATGTAGTCTCAAAATCATCAGATAATTTAATAGGTTTTGCTAATTTTGCGTGAACTAATAGTTCTTCATTTTCGTTATACAACCCTAATTGTGTAACATAAGGTCTAAATTCTGAGTGTGTTGTGAAATTTAGTGATTCTGTTGTAGCGTTATAAAATGTTTTTAAACTTCCTGTTCCTTGTCCACTTGGACTATCACCTGGTGGTAAGAAGTTAGACATTGAGACCGTACCTAATGGTAAGGTTAAACTACCACTACGACCTGGCGTAGCACTAATGTTCGTTGTTGCATTGAACTCGAATGGTTTAGCAACCAGACGATACTCATACTCATAATGAGTTTGTGTTGATTTGTATTTCAAAGTATAACCTGTAACATCTCTTGCATAAGAACCTGTATCGGTTAGTGCCAATAATCCTTGTGAATAAAATATATTACCTACTTCTGAACCACTACCACGAGTTGCTGCTGCTGTTGAAACTCCTTGTGCTCTATTAAATGAACTTGATTTAAATGCTGCAAAACTTGCAGAATATGTGTTGTCATATAGATTTCCGTCTCCGTCGTCTTTGATTGTATATGTTTTACCACCTGTGGTTAAACTTAAATCAATTGATTCTGGCTTTATTTCTTCTCCAAAAACATCTCTTGATACATTGATAATTGAAGATGATGTGTGAAGTTCTCTATTTTGTTTTGTGCTATCATAACTACTAAAAACATTAAATGGTTTAGATATATCTTTGTAAAATAGTTTGTTGATTGTATGCCAAGTTGGTAACGCGAAATATCTTGTTGTTACTGAACCTGATACTATTGATGTTGTTGAGTCTGATGAACTGACATAACTGAACATAGAACCACTACGAGCCTTTACTAACCAAACTCCACTTCCACTATCATTATTAGTAAAAGTAAAGTTCTTAAACGACTTGAAAGGTTTAATTGAAATATCTTTTGGGTCAAGATTTTTTAGCATTTTTAAATCCTAAAAATCAAGTTTCACTTTTATAATAGCTTCCCTTGCGTATGAATTTAATAATGGTTTTGATAACTTAGCGATAGCTAATAGCTCATCACTATCATTATAAAGTCCTACTTGTGTGATAAAAGTTTTAGGGTCTTTGAAGAAAGTTCCTTGTGTAAAAGAACCATCTGAGCCAGTAAAGAAAGTTGGATTAGAACTAAAATTAAATTTCTTGTTGTTTACACGAACAAAGTAACTTGTTGAACTAATTTCTTCTTCTCTACGAGCTGCGAAGTATTTACCTGTTCCAACCGTTCCTGAACCACTCGCGATAGAATTAAAGAATCTTTGACTATTGTTATCGTTGGCATTTGTGCTTGTTAAAGTAACAATAGATGCGGATACTAATGTAGCTGGATTTAATAAAATTAATCCCAAATCAGGATAAAATAATCCATAAGCACCTGGCCCTTGAGCTGTCGCTGCTGTTGCAACTCCACTTGCTACTGAACCACTAACAACATTAAATACTCTACCACCCTCATTTACATCAGGTGAAGTGTTTGTTGAACTATCATCAATCAGACGAATAGCATCTCCTCTATGTCCTGATGGAACTAATAAACTTCCACTACCAAGATTTAACTCCCAATTACCTGGGTCAATCTTTTCTCTCATACGAGCTCTTTGAAACGATACAAAATAAAAATCATCTGATGTTGAACTTGCTCCTGTAAAAGTGAATTTATCTGTATTAGGTGGTAGTAAAACATTAGCAAATTGTCTATATAGTGCTGCTGATTCTCTATTTCCTGCGGTCGTATCGGTTGTGTTTCCTAATGAACCACTTCCACCGAAACTTGCATATCCGATAGCAAATTGAACTTCTGCTGCTGTATCGGTTGCTGGGTTTGATTTATAAATATCTTTAACGTGTGCAGTTGTGTCTGCTGATGATGTGAAAAATGTTGTTAAAGTTCCTGAACCACCCGACCAAAGTCCACTTGAAACTGTTGTTCTTTGATTTTCAACTATATCGTTTTCTCTATCAAATCTTTGAAATACTGACATTACTTATTACTCCTTATAATTTACTTGGGTCTGCTTTTACGGTAATCGGTATGTTAAAGGTTGCGCCTGTTTCTCTACCTATTACTGTAATATTGGTTTTAGTTTCTTTCGTTGCTGACCTTGAAATAAGTTTTATTGATTTTCCTGTTATGGTCAATGAACGTTTTCTATCTGCTTCATTTAAGAATACTGGTGTAGTTGCTCCTCTACCACCACTTCCAAAAGCTCCACCTTCCGGTGTTATGTTTGCTAAATCTGAATTCTGTAAAACAAATGTAAATGACTTATCAACACCATTTCTTGTGTTTGGTGAAATAGTTTGAACTTGTCCTGCTCCATTGAAAGTCAATTGTGCATTTGGAACTTCCAAGATAGGAAGTTTTGCTGTTTCCTTTGGAAGTGTTGTTAATTTATATCGCATTAATTGATTTTCATCTACGAATGCTTCTAATATAGGCATATTTTCAATCACCGCACCATAGTAGTTTGAACCATTAGTGTGTGTTGTGTCCCATAAATTATAATCAATCTCATCATCTGCTAATGCAAATTTTGTGATTTTAAATTCATTCTGCCCTCTTGCCAAAAGTTCACGACCTTTTTTTGTCAAAATTGCGTCTACTGTTATACTCGTGTTGTCTAAAAATCCCATTTTTTATTTGCTCCTGTGGAAATTATATAACTATTCTTATTCATTAATAAATATAAGAAAAGTAAATTTTCCATATGTTTTATTCTGTTCTTAGTTTACTTTGTTCTGAGTCTTGTGTTACTAATGTAGTTGGTGCTACAATAGTTACTTCAACCGGGTCTTTCCCATCAATTGTGTTATTTCTCGTTAGTGTTGTTCCTTGATAAAATGCTCTAAATAATCTCGTATCGTGTGCCATACTTTGAACTCTTGAAGCAGAGTATTGATAACTACCACTTAACCTTAGTGCATTTCCATCACTTGTGTAAAAATAATTTCTTTCTTCATTATGTTCTGCTACCCTTGAGTGTGATACATTAGTTTGTAATGCTTGTGTAAAGTGGTCATTTATACCACCAATCTCAACACTAGCTGTTGCATATAAAGTTCCAAATTCTTGTTTTGGATTCAACTTATTTAAGTGAACCAATGAAGGAACTCCCAATACACCCAACGCATCTGAACCTGATGAGAAGTCATTTAGATTGACTCCACCATTATAGGTATCATAACTACCGAATGTCTGAACTATGTTGTTAGGTGAACCACTAATAAATCTTGTTACTTGTATACCATCTTCGAATTCATTTGCATTTTCATAGTATTGATTATCAAACTCTGGTCTATCACCTATAATTTGTTTGGAGCGTTCTAATATATTTGGCTCAATTAAAATACCTGTTTGAGAATCTACTCTCGCAGGAAGTAATGACTTTACTTGTTTGAATATACTTGAATCATAGTAAGACAATATTTTCATATAGTCCCAAAAATTATTTGAATTGGTATATCGTTTGAAATATTCATTTCTTAAATCTCTTAAATCTTTGTATTGAACTTTAAATTCATCTCTTGGGTCACCAATGTAATCATCAAAGTTAAAATCTGCTATACTATAAACAATATCTTCATTTACCACATCAACTGGTGAAAAGTAAACACCAACTTTATTACTGTCGATTGGCGCAAAGTCTTGTGATGATTTTTCTTTTCTGTTGTCTGGCAACAATGGTTGTGTAATCGTAGTATCTTCTATTCTAATCTTGGTTGCATTTCTACGATTAGGACCAACATTCGGCACCCTTAATTGTTCTTTATCAACCAATGTTCTTGAAAAATTACCTGTAAATCCATTGATACTTGCTCCAATTGAACCTGTTTCATATGTTTGAATATGTGCTACATTGGATAATGTAGGAAATGCTTGTAAGCTTTTATTATCATTTAATTCATAACGAACAAATAATTTATCATATGACGATGAATAACTATTTCCGTTATATGCTTTAGGTGTTCTGACGTGATTATCAAATACACTTGAACTCAATGGTTCTGACCATAAACGATACTCCATCAATGAACCACTAAATTGTGTTCCAAATCTACTACCACTACCACCCAAGAATACGAAACCACTTGAAGTAAATGCTGCATTTAATTGACTACCAGATATATTGTTTGGGTCTGCTACTGCACTTGCGGTGTGTGATGTTAGACTTTGACTATCTTGAAATAATATTGTATTTCTTGTCGCGTCATATTGTTTTGTTGTCAATTCATAAACACTTTGACTTTTTGCCGTATCACTTGGAAGTTGTCCACCAAGAGTTGCTCCGTCCGTTCTATTAGCTCCAGCTTTTCTTGTTAACATTACTGACCACATTTCATCATTGTAAAATGGTTGTAGTGATGAAGTAATATATTGTGTTCCTTTGGAACCACTAATGGTAAACTTTAAGTGTCCGTAGTCATCTGTTGAACCATTGTCTTGTAAAGAAATCCCCCACTCACTTCCTTTTTGTAATATTGCCATTGAGCCAGATGTTCCAACACTATGTGGACTTCTAAATCTAAACTCTACGGTTTCAGGATATCTTGATGTTCCTGCTGTTGTTTTCCAATTTGATTTTATGTATTGTCCTGCCTTAAAGTCTGTGGCTCTTGTGAATTTTCTTTTTATTTCATAACTTACTCTTGTTCCTTTATCTGGTCCACCATATTCTCTTACTCGTAGTATTGAACTTGGTATTCCGTAACAACTTAATAATCCTTTCACTGCTCGTTCTGTTCCTTTTGTTTTTACAAAGAAAGGTAAGTTTGCTAAAATTCTTTTCCATATTTCTTCTGTTATGGCTTCTTGTGGTGATTCATATACTGATGTTCCGCTTGAATTATTACCTAACAAATACTCTGGTAGATTTAGTAAATTATTACCAGAATAAAAGTCTAATCCAAGTGATTTTGCATATTCTCTCGCTATATCTTTTGATATACCCTCTGATAAATTTTCTACTCGTTTATTGATGTCAGTTATAGATTTTACATATGTCCACACCTCATCAAATTGTTGTCCTGTCATATCCATAAATTCTAAAAATACATTATTACTATCATCATTAGAAACGTGTCCTGGTAATGAATTTCTTAATGAATTCATATTATTCTGGTCGTAGGTTGAAGCGCTCTTAATCATATTACTATACCAAGATGTTGCTTGTGAACTCGTTATAGAATATAGTGTGTATGGTGATGTTGCATTAGACTTAGGCCAAGATGTATCGTGAAATTGTCCAGCTGATGAACTTACATAAGATGAACTTTCGTAATACATATAATGTTCAAACGGGTCAAAAGAATTTTTTACTCGTTGTCTTTTCTTTTCTAAAAATTGTATTTGTGAAGTAGAACTTGTTACCGTCAATAGTGATGCGCTTGCTGCACTATGACTTTCAATTAATTTTAGTTTTTCTCTAAAATTACTAACTCTTCTTTCTGCATTTGAAAAGTTTACAAAGTTTCCAAAACCTGTATCATCTATTTCATCAAATTCTGTTGTTCTTTTTTGATAATCAATATTCGGTTGAACATCTAACAAACTTTGTGATAATATTTTTTGCTCTATTCTATTTGTATCATCTGTTACACTACTAACTAAGTTGTCACGATTTTTGTAATTAGTTCCTTGAAATTCAAGCGTTGGATTGTATTGTAAATCCGACTCAAATTTAGGTAATCTCATATAGATTCCTTCTTTTTCTTGTTCAACAAAAGGTTCTAATCTAATAGTGTCGGTGTAATCCGGCAACCTTTTTTCTACAAAATAAAGTCTATCAAGTAAACTAACATTATCACGAAGTGGTTGTTTTGTTTTTACAATTCTTGATTTTCCATCAACACCCAATACATCATTTGTAACTAAACAATATTGGTCATCTTTAACCATATATGTTTTAAATCTTTCTAAATTATTTTTTCTATAAACTACTTTCCAATTTGGAAACTTTTTAGATATACCATCTTCCCCAACGTGTTTTACTAAATTAACTCCGTCATTATATGACAATGAAACTCTAATACGATTACTATCTAATACTTCTGTAATGGTTGCTTTATAGTCTCTTGCTTTCAGTTTTACTGCTACATCAGCTGCTGTTGTTACTTTCTCTCTTGCTGTTGTAGATGAACCAACACCACTTTCAGTTTCAATCTCTTGGGTGGTTGTATTGACTGCAATTAATTTTTCTAAACCATCTTTTTCTAATAGTTTATTTGTTTCCTCACTTGATTGGAAACCGAGTGAAGTATCAAATGTAGAATCTTCATCTTGTCCACTTTCAACATATTGACTAAATTCTTCTCTCAATGCTTTTACGCCGTCTGGTGGGTCTAATGGGTCAAATCCAGCGTCTTTGGTTGGGTCATTAATAAACTTTCCGTCAGGACCAATTTCTTCTAATACTACACCTTTTGGTCCAACAATAGTAGCTACTTGACTTTCTTCCCTTGTATCCTGAATAGCAATACCTAATGGTAGTGGTTCAACTGGATATTTTACTACCTGACTTTCAATTGGTTTAGAATATGTTCCAATTTTAATTACATCAAGAGCTTCCTCTCGTAATTCTTCTATTATAATTTCATCTGGAGACTTGACTTTTTTAATTTCAATTGATTCTTTTATTTGTGCTAAAGCACCACCTTGTTCGTCTAATGGACTTTTTTTAATCTCTACCTTTAATTCTCGGTCTCTCAATTCTGGTCGATTATCGAACCTAACAAACTTTGATAAGTCAGAAGTGGTTATTCCAGCAAATTCTTGCTCTACACCGGTATCTGGCAATTCAACCTGTATACTTAAATCTGGTGATATATCAACAATTTCTGTTCTCACATCCTCAACATCACCTAATATTTCAGGTGGTGATTCTAATTGAGTGTTGGGTTGTGTTTGTTCAGTTTTTGTTGTTGTTGCTTGAATTATAGGTGCTGGTTGTTCTACTACCTGTTGAGAAATCTGCTCAATAGTTTCAGCAACTGAATTTTTAGTTTGTCCCTTAACCTTAGTTTTGGTTCCACCAACATTTCGAGTTTGTTGTGGTTCTATTCCTATAAATTTTCTTTCGTCTGCCATTAGTATTGCTCGTTTGCTCGTTCTTGTAATGCTCCGTCTGCTAATGCTCTTTCATTTGGGTCAGGGTCATTTAGTAATATTTCAATTAATTCTGCTTCCGTATAGTCTAAGAAATCTGTTGCGGCTCCAGCGTTAAGTTGTTGTTGTAAAGTTCCACCAAATTCTTCTTCAAATGTATCTACAATGTCTTCATTGTCTGTATCTTCATTACCTGTGATTTTATACATATTTGGAATTATTATTTCTGCTCCAACCATATTTTGAGTGAACCCTCTATCCTTTTCATCTATATCAAATTCTAAAAGATATTGGTCTTGTTGATGAAATTTTATTGCTCCTGCATTATTTATAGTAAGTGGTTTGTATTCTATCAGTTGATTAATTTCTTTAAAGTCGGTTCTGTATTCTTGGTTTGAAACTTTTTCATCTATTTCAATTTTCATCTCTGTTCTGTCAGGAGAAGTTTCTGTTAAAATGTATTTTAAATCTCTTGGGAAAAGTTCAACTTCTTGAACTTTATCTGTGCCTGATGTTTTATCACCTGACATTTTGGTGTAGTATCTTTTTACATTATCAATAATTTTTACTTTATAATCGCCTGTCCAAACTTGTCCATTTCCGTCTACGAGTATAGTTCTTTCTCTACCAGCCAATCTTCTTAAAAATTTGTAAACTACCTTATACTCTCCCTCAACCAATCCCATATCTCTAAGGTGTTGGCCAACATTAACATCTATAAAGTTACCACCATTTTCAAGCTCTACTTCGCCTAATGATAAAATTTTTGTTCCCAATAAATTAGCATTATCTGCTGACGTAGAGTCTGGTGAATAAACGTGAAGAACAATAAAGTCATTTAAAGTATCTCTACCGAAACTACTATACACTTTTTGTTGGTCAAAGTATGTGTTTCTTTCTGCCTGTGTAAATCCGTATTCTCTCATTACTCGTTTGTGTCTTTCTTAGTTTTGTTAACTGACATATGGAAATCCAAGTTCCAACCATATTTCTTGTCCACGTCTGGTATGGTATAATTGTTTATTAATTACATCATTATAGGCGAACCCATTTATATTTTTTTTTAAAGAACGATAGTTGTGTCTTTTACGACGACCTCCAATTAGTTTTTTCCTTCTTCCTTTTTTTGTAAACTTTTTAACATCAAGTTTACTAAGTCTAAACGCTTTCCAACCATCAGCGTTTTTTCCACCTTCTTTTCCTTCAAGTTTAAAGAAGTCCAATATTTTACTATGTAGTAACTCAACTGACATAAGTGGTGTGTAGTTGTTATCAAAATATATGTTTACAACTTGTATCAAGTAATCTCTATTGTTTGCTTGAAACTGAACTTCATCTTCCGTTCCCTCATCAGTTTCACTATCATCAGTATCACCAGTATCAGTGCTATCATCTTGTTCTGGTTGAAAATAATATGTAAACGAATTGTCTAATTCGCCTGTAAAAAATTGTTGTTCATTTGGTATTCTGACATTTTCAAAATCTGTTTCTGCTGAAGATGATACATTTGTAGTGCTTTGAAAAGAAAGTAATTTTCCGTCTTCACCTCGTAGTGGTTTATTGGCATCAGCTGAACCTGATATTTGTTGTTTGGCTTTTAAATCTCTGATTCTATTTTCAAATTCTATTAAATCACTATCAAGTTGATTTCTATAAAAGTCAGATTTAAGTTTTGCTTCTTCAAGTGAATATGGCATTTTACTACCTCACTACTCTAAATTCATATTCATCATCATAGTAGTTTTCTTGCTCATCTGTTGTTCCACTACCACTAACTACTTTAACACAAAGGCGATAATTTCTTTCTGCTTGTAATCCGTTCATCCATAAATTAAAGTAATTACTTGTTGAATCACAACTAATTTTAGAACCTGTTCCAAACGGAATTATAGTTTCTTCCGTTTCTGCGTCTTTAACTGAATAGAAAGCAGAAGCACTTGGTAAATACTTAATTGTTAGCTCGGCCGGTGTCGCAGCAAAAGTAGTTGTTGGATATAATTCTCTACCAACCACTCTTAATTTAACTTTGCTACCCTCTTTATATTCTGTTCTTAAATTTTGAAAGTAAACTTTTAATCTTTCTAAATCTGTTGATACTAATGGTGATAAACTTCCTGTTGACCAAGAACTATCGTCCCACATAACTTCCAACTTAGGTGGATAGATTGTGTGTGTTTCTCTTGAAAAGTATTGTAAGTTACCCAAACGAGTTGTGCTACTTTCATCTTTTGTTGTATCACTATTAGGATTAAATGAAAAGTCTCTTGAACCTGTGTATAACGATTCTCTCTTAACTAAAAAACCTCTGTTTGGAAATGCAGAACTTGAATAAAGATGATTTTTAACTAAGTCAGTTACATCAATTCTTAAATCCTTCTTGTCGAAAGTTAGTTGATAAGATGAACTAACTTTATATTGTCCACCTTGACTACCTGTCCACCAAGAACCACCGTCAGTTAATGTTGAAGTGGATACCCAAGGTGTTTCGTTTTCGTGGTCTCTGTATTGATAACTTACCCCATTTTGAGTTACTGGATTATGGTCAAGTTTTCCTGAACCTTGTTTCCAATCACTACCACTAACCATATAGGCAAATATATTTTGTTCTGCTTCAACTTCTTCTGATGTTGCGTCAAATAAATTCAGATAATATTTTGCCGTAGAAGGTATTCTATTGTTTTGTATTGATTCTGAAATATAACTATAATCAAAATCAATCAATACTCTTGATACATTTGCAATTGTTCCGTCATCATTAACTACTTTGTTAATTTCTAATACTTCGTCTTGACCAGTATTGATAGAACTTGTTGTTCCACCTGAATAAATTGTTGCGTCTCTTTTTCCAAACTCAAAATAATGCATTACATATCTCCTACTACTCTACCCTCAATGTCTGTATTGGGGAATTTAATTTCAAATATCGCTGGGTCCATTGATGGATATATAACTCCGTCTTTTGTAGCTGCTTGTAAATCATAAACATTACCACTATAACCACCTGAAACTAAGTGTTTATTTTCAATAACGATTAAATCATTGTTTGGGTTATTATCTTGTGGTGGGACCACCGATACTACTCCGTCCACTAATGAAATCTGATATGCTAAATCACTCAATATAATTGGTTGGTTAATTTGCCACTTCTCAACTCTAAAAAATTCTCTAACTCTTGCTATTGCTTGTCTTAATACAACATTTGCATTCGCTCCTCGTTTAGTGGTGATTGCAAACCTTACTCCAACATTAATAACATATCCGTCTTTAATATTGATAGCATCTGTTAATATTCTATATTGTGAAAGGTATGTTTTTAAATTTCTTTTAACCGCTGTATTTAGTGCTACAAGTTTTCTATTAGTGTTATATCCTAAACAATATAAGTTTAATGCTAATGGATTTGGTATTACATTATCATTTTTGACTTGTCTTATTTTTCCGTCAATAACTTCTAATTGTCCTGGCTCTAATTGTTCATCTTGAACAATATACGCCTTTGCTATATTACCAAATTTTTGTGGTAAATTATAACATCTTGTAATGTAGTCTTGTCTTGTTACTGCTCTATTTTGTGCATTAAAATAAGCTCCTGCATTTTGTTTTATTTCTATAATGTTTTCTCCACTTGAACCACCAGAAGAAGGTAAGTCATTAAATACTCTCAAACTTTGTTCTGATGTTGTAGCATTAGATTGATTTAAATTAGTTTTGTCTAATGTATAGGTTAATCTGTTGAACCTTGTAATATCGTTTGAAGGAACATTGTGCTCAATCGCACCACCATAAGTGTATTCAACAGTAAGTGTAGTATTGTTTGGTGCCAATCCAAATGTTTGTGTTTTTAAAAAATTACTTGGGTCAAATGACTCATCTAATCTTGATACACCAAAACCCAATGCTGAACCAACATTATCTGGATTCGGAATTAAATCTTCATCTGCATTATCACTAACACCTGCTCCAAATCGTAATTCCATTTTGTCATTTTCCGTAACATAAGTTGTAAATCTTCTGGCTGTCTTGATTAACTTTAATAAGTAAGGTGTATCGTTTTGGTATGTTGATAAACTTGGGTCATTTAAAGAAGTATTTTCAACACTATCAAACACTGTATCTTGTGCTAAAAATGGAACTTCATAATATTTGTTGTTATTACTATCAGTTACTGAAACAACTTCCGTTGGTTTTGCGTTTTTCAAAACTATTTTATCAAACTTTTTAGCACTTGTAAATGCAAATGTTTCAACTGCTCTTTTACCAGATTTTGCTAATACTCTTTTTCTTAATCTAAAATTAGTAGGTGGACCAGCAGCAGCTGGTTGTAAGGTTTCTACTTCCATTGGGTCTAATGAACTCGACACTTTAAAGTTTACTGCGTCTAATAAATTAAATTCTACTCCGTTTCCTGCTAATACACTACTATTTGCTTCTAAGACACCTGCAAAAGTCAAATCTGGTTTTGAAACTGCGGAAGCTCCTGTGCCAGTTGTAGTTGCAGGAACATCAACTTCAACGGTTAGTTCTACGGTTGAAGGTGTTGCTAAATTTGGTTTATATCCATAGGATTGTGCGATTGCCAATATGTTCTTTTTTTCTTCTGCGTGTTGTAACATTGTTTCTCTGAACTGATTATCTACATAATAGTTCAACACATCTCCAACATACGCTGCCATTTCAATAAACATCATACCTGGTGATGCTTCATTAAAATCATTATATGAATTAGGAAAGTAAGTTTTAGCAAACTCAATAAGATTCTGTCTTATATCAGAAAAATCTCTACCAAGGTAACTAACTTCTTTACTAACTATTTTTTTACTTGTTCCGTAATCTATTTCTTTTGCCATTTATGCTCTCCGATTCCTAATACTGGGCGCCCATATTAAATTGTAATAGTAATGAATCAAATGTTTCAGGGTCTAATGTTACTGAAAATTCTAATTGAATATTCAATTGATTTGAGTCATCAACTGAACTACCTACAAATATATTATTTATCAAAATGTAAGATAATTGTTTACTGACTGCTTCTCTAATAATCTCATCAACTTTATCTGATATCTCAACTATATTTTGGTCAAACAAAACATCAATAAGATTACAACCAAATTCTGGTTGTCCAACCCTCTCACCAGGTGTGGTGAGTAGTAGATTTCTTAGATTGGATTTTGCTTGTTCTAATACGGTTTTTGTTTGATTAAATAATCTTCCGTCAACGTTGAATCCAAGTGGAAATCCAATTCCAACATATCTATCATCATCACTATCTATTGCTTTTACAGCGTTTGTGTATGCGTCTCTATTCATTTATTATGGTCTAAAGGTTTCTTTCTTTTTGTTTATTGCTTTCATCAATCCAGAATAATCACGAGTTAGTGCGTTTTGAACACCTTCTGGAACTGCGTCTACTGAAACACCTTGTTTCTTGATTGTATCAACTGCTGCCATTTCTCGTGCCACTTCTTTATCTTGACCTCTACCTAAGTCTCCGTATCCTAATACTTCTGCCATATTGTCAGAACCTAAAACACCACCACCCAAACTTGGATATTCATCAGTTTCTGATGTTCCTAATGGTTTGGTGTTATTCAATACCTCGTTTAACGCTGTGTTTTTTGAATATTGTTTTTTAGTTTTCTTGACAACCTTTTTAGGTATAGGTTTAGAAATCGTTTCTGCTAACTTGATTTCTTTTTCTTCATTAATAAATATCTCACTTAGTTGTTTTTTAACTTCTTTACGGACAACTAATTCAATTATATTTTTTAACTTATTTTTGTTCATTGTTACTCCTGCTTTGTTAATTTTAAAATTTTTCCAAATGATTTCATAATTTTTAAATCATCTTTACCTGTGCCAGCTTCTGCTATGTAATCTTCAATAGCAGAGAATACTCCGTTTTCTTGTGCTCTTTTTAGGTCGTCACTACCAACATCTTTATCTTGTGCGATAGACAACGTGTTACTAAATCCTGGTATTTTATTTCGTTCATCTTCTGATATATTTTCTAATACATTTAATAAAGATTTTCTATCACCTGCACTTATAGCGTCATCAATTTGTTGTGCTTGTTCTGCTATTTGTCCACTATCTTCAACAAACTTTTCTAATTTTTCTATATTACCTTCAATGTCTTCTGCAAAAGTTTCTATATCTCCAACTATACTTTTAAATCCACCAGGTATTGGTAGAGCTGCAGCAATCTCGGAAGGTGTTTTTGTAGTCAATACATCTTTTTCTAAAAATTCTAAATTTGTTGTTGCTTCAACAAAGTTTTTTGCACCTTTTAATCCCTCTACAATATCTTTAACACCTGATGCTAAAGTAAGTGGATTTGATAACTTTGGAACACCAAACGTTAAACCTTGAAATACTTTTTGTATTCCCATTGTTTGTTTTAAAAATCCTGCTATATTTAAATCTGGAAATGGAATAGCATTTTCTTTTGTCTTGTTGATAATCTGTCCACCATTTTTACTAATGTCATTTGTTATTGTGTCAGCTTTAATATTAACACCACCATTAGTATTTTCAATATCTACTTTACTACCTTTGATTAATACATTTCCTTCTGCAAAAATACCAATGTCATCTGATTTTGCATTTATTATAATTCTATCAGAGTCAAAGTTTATTTGTGGCCCATTGTAATCTAAATTAATAAGTTCAGAAAATTTAAGTGTTGGTTCTGAATAATCAACCTTTTGATTTTGCGTCATCATAACTTGGCCCTCACCATTCTGTATATTTGTTATTGGTGAATTAAGTGTTGGTTGATTACTACTCAATGTTATTGAGTTATCGAATCTACCTTGTATAATTGTATCACCCTCGTTTACGTCTGTTCTTATATTTTGCTCATCAATAAAAATTGAATTTCTTAT